GGACATCAAAACTATGATGGCAATTCTTTATGATAACATGAGTGAGAGTTATGATAAGTATTCGGACGAAGAATTGATTACTGAAGTTAAAGAATACTACCCCGAATTGCTGGAGGATTAATTATACTCAGGTCGGCTGCCCGACCAGTTGGCAAGGTGGCACACTAGGGGTCGTGTTCGTGCCGACCCCGTGCCTATAATGACTTCAGTTCGAAACGATCGCCGTGACTGCCTTCGCCTTCTACCGTGTGGAACTTGACCGCGCTGACGGTACGACTGCCGTTGAATTCCGCAAGCGTCGCAAGGCAACCACTGCTAAGGGCATGTCCCGCCAGCACGACAACGTGGTCAATTCCGTCATTGAGGAGATCCGCTACTATCAGATCGAAGGATGGAAGCGCCTGACCGTGACCCGTGTGCCAGCGAGCGAAGTGACCGCTCCCTACGCTCGACTGGGGTGACCCGTGCCTATAATGACTGCATACCAAACGAAACGAAACCAAATGCGCCTTGACGTGATCTGCCCTGCTGCTCCTTGGGAGAACACTACCACCGACGCCGATCGGGCATGGGACCTCTGCTACTCCCTCTCTGAAGAGTTCGGATACGCCGAAGTCCGCCAGGACGGCATCGTGATCGGAGACTACGGCAACCCCGCCACCTTCCTGGACTGGCGGTGACAATTGAAGGGGTGGCACAGACCCGCTTGTGCTGCCCCCCGATCCCGTGCCATACTGACTTCAGTTCAAACGAAACGACTTCCATGCGTAAGATCGAACAGGAAATGAACGCTGCCATTTGTGACAACCGCAACTGGCAATCTGACAACACTGCTGTCGCTTACAACCCCGAAACTAACGAGTCGACAGTGTTCCTTCACGGTAACAAGATCGCCGTGGTTGGTGATGACTTCGTTCAAATCTTTGATGGTGGACATCAATCCAAGACTACCAAATCCCGTTTGAATGCTATTCTTTCGGAGCACGGAATCAAGGGCGAATGTGTAGTTCAAAGGAACTTCAATTGGTTCGTTCATAAGTTCATCGGACAGGCAGGAACTTCTCCTGTTTACAATGAGTACGAATTCCAAGATGGATTCATGTTCGCATAACAAATAGGGGGGCATTCGTGCCCCTTTCTTTATACCGCGAAGCGGCTGCCCGACCAGTTGGCACACTGTCCACCAAACCCCCCAAAGCACCTCAGGACCTGCCATACTAAGCACATGCAAAACAAACACATCGAACACCCCGAAGACACCATCCTGACGGGTGACCTGAATGCTCTGGACTGGTTTGAGGCAGCAGGTACTCTCAGCGTTAAGATCGACGGCGCTCCCGCTATTGTATGGGGACGCAATCCTGCTACGGGTAACTTCTTCGTGGGCACCAAAAGTGTCTTCAACAAAGTAAAGATCAAGATCAACGAATCCCATGCTGACATTGATGCTAACCATCAAGGGGAAGTTGCAAAGATTCTTCACACTTGTCTTGATTGGTTGCCTGCTACAGACGGTATTTTCCAAGGTGACTTTATCGGATTCGGTGGACAGTCAGAATACACTCCAAACACAATCACCTATCAGTTCAGTGAAGTAATTGACCAGAAGATTATCATTGCTCCACATACCCGTTATGAGGCAAATGATGATCTCCGTGATAGTTGGGCAATCCCTCTGACTGAGAACTTGGGTAGCACAGACTTCTGTAAGTTCGTGAAACCTAAGGCACGGATCTTCAGTGGTGATTATGATACCTCTCTCCAATCCTTCAGTGACCTTTCTGAGGTGATTCAGTTTGCTAGACAAATGGCACAAATGGTCACCTTTGTTGATGAGAAGAAAGCAAAGCAAATTAAGCAGCAACTGAATGCATGTATTCGTGAGAATCGCCCTGTTGTGAATAGCGAATTCGACTGTGATCCTAACCTGCTTGGATTGTGGGCACTGGTGAAATCTATCAAGGATGATGCACTCTATCTCTGCCGTAATGATGGACCTGCTGCTTACATCGGATATGATCAAATTGACTCCGAAGGTTATGTCTACTCCAATGAGTTCGGCACAATGAAACTGGTCAATCGTAAGCAGTTCAGTTATGCTAACTTCAACAACGCTAAGTTTAACAAAGAGGTGTGCCAGTGAGCGTACTGTCCACCCATGCTCCGTGGGCGGCAGAGTTGCCCCCTATAATAGGAGCATCGGAGGGAACCCCCACCGATCCTAAACTACTCACAACGGGCGATCAAGTCCGAGGAGAAACTAATGTCCACTCTGAATCAATTCTTTCTTGAGTGTCTGAATCTTAAGTACGCAAGCAACTCTCAAGACAACTCTCATCATGAGAATCAGGTTGAAGATCTTCTGAAGAAGTTTAACCTGACCTATGAATATCAACCCAATGGTATTCAAAACTCTCCCGACTTCCGTGTACACTACAACGGGAAGACTTATGACATTGAATGTAAGTCTTCGAAGCAAGCATATCCTACCTACAATGGAGGACTTCCTAAGGTAGGTGTCATTTATATCTTCAGCAGTAAGAAGTACAATGAGACGACAATCTTCTTCGCTGACGATGTAGTCTCTACTGCTAAGCGTGACCTCTATGCTGACTTCCTGGAGAAGCAAAATGCTCTGCTTCAGGAATACCGTTCGATGCCTGAATGGCAGGAGGATGAGAGAGGTTTTGACTTCTATTGTCGAGCAATGTACACTCAAAGTGGAGGCAAGTCTAAGACCGATTACTTCACTCACTCCAAGCGCGGTTACTGTGAAGATCGTGTGGTAAATTACGACTTCTGAGTTATACTCAGGTCGGCTGCCCGACCAGTTGGGGGACTGTCCACCAAACCCCCTAAGGACGTCCCCTGCCCCCTTATACTGGTTTCATACCAAACGAACCCCGATGACCTTCGCTGTTCAACCCGCCTACTGGTCCAAGTTCGATCAGCACGCTTGCTGGTGGGCAGAGTCGATCAACCATGCCTATCGCATCGCTCAGTTCTGGGGTGAACCCTGCATGATCTGGATGTGCCCTGAGAAGGGAGAACCCGTCCGCTGGTGCCGCGCCGATGCCAACACCGACGCCATTGCCGACCTGGTGTTCGGGGTGGGCAAATGATCAAAGCACTGACCCGCTCCCGTTCCGCTGACTTCCATCGCCAAACCATGCTTAAGATCATCGTCATCGCTGGGTTGACCTTCCTACTATGGGAACCGATCAAACCCGTGCGGACTGTGACAGCGGACGTACTGTACACGGCAGGCGACCTGATCCGCCGCTGACCCCCTATACTGATCTCAGTTCAAACGACACCGATGAGCACCGCTACCTACAACGGTTGGGCAAACTACGAAACCTGGAATGCTGCCCTGTGGATCGGAAACGATGAGTTTCTCTACAACACCGCTAAGGCATGTGTGACCTACAGAGAGGCAGGCATTGAGACTCCATGGGAGAAGTTCGTGCGCTGCATGACCGATGGGCAGATCGGTCGCCACCTGGTTAAGACTGGCGACGGCGTTCGCTGGGATGACCCCGCCATCGATGCTCAGGAAATGAACGACATGCTCTGGGATCTCTGATCCCCTCCATCTGCTACAATACCAAAGAACACACCCCACAGACCTATGACCCGCGACCTCGCTACCTCCCTCCTGAACCGTGCCGCTGACGGTGCCCAACTGCTGGCGATCCTGGACACCATCACCGCCGACCTGGAAACTCAGGGCATCGAAGACGCCGCCGCACATTACCAGATGATCAGCGCCCCCACCGCCGAACCGATCCAGTTCTGACACTGGACCCAAACCCCACCGAAGGGGTGCCCTCTGCCCCTATAATGATTTCAGTTCAAACGAACCCGATGACCAACCCGATGACCGCCGCCGAACTCAATGCCGCCATCGCCTCTGGTGCTCTGAAGTTCAAACGCCTGCCCACTGCTCATGGTGCTAAGTCCAACCGCTGGGCAGACCGTATCAAAGGGGGTTCCTCCCGTGTTCGTACTGGGGCAGGTTCCCGCTCCGTTCACCAGAGCACCAAGGCGAGCGCCCTGGCAGACGTTCGCTGACGCCATTCGTTCGTGACAGCAGCAGTGGGGGGCGTTGTGCCCCCCTTTAAGCGTGCCGCCGTGATGCCCCCCCCGTATATAAAAACGCATAACTACCCTAACCTACAAAGTGTTACGGAAGGCATCTAAATTTACAAGGCACTATAAAAATTTTTTTCGCTATATAAAATCAATGATAGAGTCTAATGAGATG